TATGGCACACCATGCAAGGCGTTGGCGTTTCATCTAAAGACCGGACATTACTAATGGCTAAACGAGGCGATCCACGCAGCCAACGTAAGTACAAGGCGATCAGGCTTACAGTCTTAGCAAGGGATCAATACACCTGTTACTACTGCAACCAACCAGCTCATACAGTCGATCACATAATCCCAGTATCCAGATCAACTGAGGCTGAGGCATACGATCCTAATAACATGGTTGCATGCTGTAGTCGATGCAATAGTAGGCGTGGATCTCGTAATCAGGCTGTTTTTTTAGCACAAGCGGCTACCCCCCCTGCCTTTTCGTCCAGTTTATCCCCGAAGGTGGTCGAAACGGTTCACAAAGGCCCTATGACTGGTAATCTCTAGGAAATGAAACTAGAACTGGTAGAAAACCCACCACCCCTTACGGGGGCTGTCATGCCTCGTTTGCATACGCCATGGGTCGAAGGCGAATCTAAGGTAGATGCCATTATTGAACTTGCCGAACGTATCGGCCAGCCTTTACTTGAGTGGCAGATTGTGATCCTGCGAGATATGTGCGCCGTAGATGAGAACGATCAATTTATAAAAAAATCTAGCTTGTTAGTTTGCAGTCGCCAGTCCGGTAAAAGCCACGTTTTGCGTATGCGCGTACTAGCTGGGCTGTTTTACTTTGGCGAGATGAATATCCTTATTATGAGTTCGCAGATGCTTATGGCATCTAAGTCGCTGGAGATCATGGCAGGAATCATTGACCGTAATGAGTTCCTACGCCGCGACGTAAAAGGCGGCAATATCGAGAAGGCTTACAAGCGCACTAATGGTAATAACCGAATTATCCTAGAATCAGGCGCGGAAGTTCGAGTAGTAGCTGCGACTGCAGACTCTAGCCGTGGTTTAACTGCCGATGTAGTTTGGATCGATGAGCTGCGGCATGTCGGTACAGAGGCGTTAGATGCCGTAAAGAGTACAACCCTTACTCGCCCTAATTCGCAGCGGTTTTATACTTCCAACGCTGGCTTTAAGGATAGCCATGTACTAAATGACATGCGCGAAAGATCGCTAAACAAGCCGCCTAAGTCGGTGGGCTATTACGAGTACAGCGCGCACGATGGCTGTGATATTTGGGATCGATCTGCCTGGGCGATGGCTAACCCGTCATTAGGCTTACTGATAACTGAAGCCGCCATGGAGGAGATAGTTGCTACCTCCGATTACAGCGCGGTAATGACTGAGAACTTATGCAAATGGGTAGGCACAGACTTATCACCGTGGACACCTGGCAGCTGGGAGGAGTGTGCCGATCCTGATCTAATTATCAGCCCTGGCATGTACTCGATGTTTGCCTTTGATCTTGAGCCACACGCAAAACGCCACGCAGCTTTAATGGCAGGGGCTATATTGCCCGATGGCCGCATAGGTATCAGCCTGGTTAAAACATGGGAATCAGATCGTGCGATCGATGAGCTAAAGATCGCCGTAGATATTAAAGGCTATTGCGATGAGTGGATGCCTAAGCAAGTCCTGTTCGATAAATATACCGGGCAGGCTATTGCCGATCGCTTACATGTATCAGGCGTAAAAGTAGAGGATTGCTCAGGCTCGCAGTTCTATACAGCTTGTTCGACCTTTAAAGATTACATAGACAATAAGCGCGTAGTTCACGGCGATCAAGAATTCTTAAACGAGTCGATGGATAACGTAGCTGCTAAAAGTAACGATCAAGCCTGGAGAATTATTCGCAAGCGATCCAGCGGCAGCGTAGCCGCGCCAATCAGCGCAGCCATGCTGGTTATGCACCTATCTAAGCCGTTACAGGAAGCCAAGATATACGCCTAGCGACACGCCGAACAGAATCGGTAATGTGCTTGACAATTTGAGAAAATCCCACCTATGGGATTACTGGAAACTTTAGGCTTTAAGGGTAAGGCAGAGGTAACTGCCCAGTATGCCCCTGCCATAATGGATAGTAGCTACGGCGTAGGCATGTACAGCTATAACAGCGGCCTATCAAATTACGGTTATGGCGTTGCGATGGATCGCAATTTGGCTTTACAGGTTGCCAGCGTTAGCCGCTGCCGTAACTTAATTGCTGGTGTTATCTCTAGCATCGATCTTGGACTATACAAAAAATCTACAGGCAAAAAATTAGAATCCCCGGTATGGCTAGATCAAATGGATATTCGTCAACCGCGCAGCGTTACGATTGCTTACCTAGTCGATGCGTTGCTGTTCTACGGCGTGGGCTACCTACGCGTATCGTCTTTATATCAGGATGACAATCGCCCATCAGGTTTTGAATTTATATCTAATACACGCGTTACCGTAACTACAAACAAGTACGGCGATGAAGTTGAATATTACGCAGTTAATGGCGAACGCGTACCGATGTCTGGTATTGGTTCGCTAGTTACATTTCAATCGCTACTGCCAGGTGTATTACAAACTGGTGGCCGCACTATTCAAGCTGCGTTAGATATTCAAAAGGCTGCAGCAGTTGCAGCAGCTACGCCAATGGCAACTACTATTTTAAAAAATACCGGGGCTGATTTACCAGAGGCGCAAGTACAAGGGTTACTAGCTGCATGGAAATCGGCTAGACAAAATCGCAGTACCGCATATTTAACTAGCACTTTAGAGGCGCAAAATATTGGCTTTAGCCCTAAAGATATGACCTATAACGAAAGTAGCCAATACCTAGCTACTGAAATAGCGCGTTTAATGAACGTGCCTGCCTATTACATAAGCGCAGATATGAATAACAGCATGACATATCAAAATATATTAGATGGCCGTAAAGAATTTGTAGCGTACTCACTACAGCCATTTATCAGCGCAATCGAAAACCGTTTAAGCATGGATGATCTAACTGCCCACGGCAACGTAGTGCGCTTTGCTATCGATGAAACTTTCTTACGCGCAGATACTATGGCGCGACTTGACTCAATAGAAAAAATGTTAAACCTTGGCTTAATTGATGTTGAACAAGCTCAGCAGATGGAACAGCTAACACCTAATGGATCAGGAGATACTGCAAATGTTGCACTTAACGTTTAATAACTCAATCGAGGCGGCAGATACAGAACGCCGCATGATCTCAGGCAAGATTGCGCCATACGGCGAGGTTGGCTATACATCCGCTGGCCCTGTTGTTTTTGAACGCGGATCTATTTCAATTCCAGATGTAACTAAAATTAAATTACTAATGCAGCATGACAGCACAAAGCCAGTAGGTCGCGCTACATATTCCAGCGATGATGAAAGTGGCATGTATGCATCGTTTAAGATTTCAAGTAGCAGCCGGGGACAGGATGCACTTGTACTAGCTCAGGAAAACCTTGTATCTGGTTTATCCGTTGGTGTGGATGTTTCCGCATCAAAGCAGATGAAAGGCTACCTGTTAGTTACCGCTGCAGTCCTAAAAGAAGTAAGCCTAGTAGAGTCGGCTGCTTTTGATTCAGCGGCCGTAACTGATATTGCAGCTGCTAAAGCTGCACTAGAAGCAGCAAGTACCAAAACCACAATCATCCATACAGAGATGATTGAAACCGAAACCGAAACCGAAAGCGAGGCAGCTGTGACTACAGCCCCTATTGATACACCGGATGTACCGGCAGAAAAACCAGTCGAGGCTGCACCAGTTCAAGCAGCTCGCCCAATTATTCGCCCATCCGTATTAGACAGCCAGACAGTCCGTACACCAATTACATCTATGGGTAAGTACACAGAGCATAAAATCAAAGCCGCTATGGGTAACCAAGATTCAATGCTTTATGTAACAGCTGCAGATGATTCTTTCAGCACTAACCCAGGCTTTAACCCAACACAGTACCTAAGCGAGTTTGTTACTAACACACGTTTTGGTACACCTACTATCGATGCATGTAGCCAAGGCGTTTTGCCACCTACAGGTATGACAATCAACGTGCCTTCACTTGTGACATCTGCAGGCGGCGGTACAGGCGTAGCACCTGTTGTAACAGTCGAAGCAGAAGCAGGCGCAGTACAAAATACAGGCATGGAAAGCCCATTTCTTTCTGGAACTGTATCTAAGTACAGTGGCATGAATACGCTATCCGTAGAATTGTTAGAAAGAGCTGGATACCCTGGCTTTTATGACGAGCTTACACAGCAACTACAAAATGCTTATTTAACAGCTATCGATACAGCCGCACTAGTAGCACTACAAGCTGCTGGAACTGCTGCCACACCTACAACAGCAGATAGTGCTGGCATTATTTCTTACTCATCAGAGGCAGCAGCTTTTATTTATAAAAGCACTGGTTACTTTGCGCAAAATTACATTGGAAACCCTTCACAGTACCAGGCACTATTAGGTGCTGTGGATACAACTGGCCGCCCAATTTATAACGCAATTCAACCAATGAACGCAGCAGGCCAGGTTGCACCTTCATCAATTCGCGGTAACGTATTAGGTCTAGATCTATATGTAGATAAGAACTTTACTGCAACTACTTTTGACGATAACTCAGCAGTAATCCTTGCACCTGAGGCATTTACTGTTTATCGCAGCCCACAGGCTTTCATGTCTGTAAATGTAGTTTCTAACCTGCAGGTTCAGGTTGCTATCTACGGCTTTATGGCCACTATTGCAAAAATGCCTAATGGCATTGTCAAATACCAGAAGGCATAACTAATAACCCTGATAGTCGGTAGGGCATTAGCCCTTTGCCCTACCGACCCTAACTAAGTAAGGAGTACCGAGATGCCAGCAAGTTATGTCACCGTAGCCGAACTGCGTACCAATCTTGGTATCGGTACTCTTTACTCAGATAGTACGGTCGAGGAGTGCTGCCAAGCCGCGCAAGATCAAATTAACAGTTTCCTTTGGTTTGATTCTGCGCCAGTCGTGGGGACTGCATTGGTAAGCAACGTTGCCACCGTAATGATCGCTAACCCCGGCATATTTACTGCCACGGAATCGGTAACTATTGCCGGGGCTGGATCAAC